GCCAGCGGTGTTGAGCAAGCCTTCACCGTTAGCTGGATTGAAACCGTAGAGCAATGCGTTACGCAATTGTTGAGCGATACCTTGACGTGCAGCCAAACGCATAGCTTGTGGCAATGCGTAGCCCCATGCACCAGTAGCAGCTTCATCGAAGTTGTCATACTGAGCGCGTGTCTGAAGGCGATAAGTAGCTGTACTCATCATCGAAGGAATAACCGATGCGCTAGGCAATTGGTTAGCAGTCGATTGGTTAGCTGAAACCTGAGTTGTCAACTGAACTTTTTTAGCGTACACATACAAATCAGCTTCACCAAGGCGTGGCATTGGATTTTCTGTTGCAAGTGTTGTGAAAGCACCAGAAGCCAAGCTGTACTGCATAATCAGCTCAGGCATCATGAAATGCGGATTTACTGTTACAAATGAAGGTGCGAAGCCTGACATAGTAATTTTCCTTTATTAAATTTGCACTAAGGCAACGTAACCATCGGTAACCCAGTTAGCATTACCTGTCATCCCATTATAGGAAACGGTTTTGTTATTACTGGTGCTAAGTTTCAATACTTTAACAGGCAAAGCTGCTTGTCCTACTGAAGGAATAGAAGCTGTCAACCAGTTATTTGTGTAATCAAAATAAACGGTTGTGCTTACTAATTCGCCTTCTAAAGTTACTGAAGCTGGATCGAGTGCGAGTGGAATACGCGCGCCAGAGCCTAAACGATAGTAATTTACAGTCATGCCGGGGGAATACAAAGGAGCAGTAGACTGAGGAGTTGTGATACCAGCAAATGCTTGGTTAAATACGCAAATAGCTTGTGGTACTGCTTCGCTATCAGCTTGCAAAATTGTAGAGCCTAAAACGCTACCACTTGCAGGTACAAATTCTTGAACAGGAATACCACCCCAAAGTGGAGTAGTGGCTTCGGTGCTAAGAACGCCACCAGCTAACGCAAACTTAACTGCTGGATCGTCTTGTGCATCACCTTGGGTAAAACCATTGCTGTTAGTCGAAAATAGACCTTTAGCATTAGTTGTAGCCATTGGATTTAAAGAAATTTGTGCGGACATGGTTTATTCCTTATCTTTGGTTGTTAGAAGTATGGAACTGTGTCGCGCGCATAGGAGGGACTTTAAAATCATCCAGCCAAGCAGACATAGCGCCTTTGAATTTAGTGATTGTACGACCAGCACGATCCTTCTCATTAATTTCAATGAGTTGGTCAGCAGCGAACATTGTTGGTGACTTAGCAGCTACCAATGCGTCAGCAAAGATTTGCTTTTCAGCCAAGGCCAATAATTTTGCATCTTTGATCGAATTCAAATTCACTTCTTTGTATGAATCGGAATAAGCCTGTAAACCACGCAATAAACGCTTACGGTAAGACATCAAAGCCTCACCAGACAACGGACGTGAAGCAGATTTGCCGAAAGCAGCAAGAACGGAATCAGCTTTAGCTTGAGCGTCAGCATATTTCGCTTCTTCTTCATCAGCCTTAGCAGCTTCTTCTTCTTCATCTTCGTCAGATTTTGCATCTTCGTCTGGCTTAATTTCACCAGCTTTACCATGCACTACAGGGTTTGATCCCTCTGCATCATCTTTTGCTTCTTCTTTTTCTTCTTCGTCAGCTTTAGCAGCCTTCTTAGAATCATCTTCATCAGCAGCAGTAATCAAAGGTTCAGCAGGAAGATTTTTTTCCATGCTATCCACTCTGGTTGCTAGGCTGCCAATGGCTTGCAGAATTGCATCAAGTTTTTCGCCTTGGGCATCTGCCTTTGGCTCAATCATTTTCTCAGTCATATCAGACACCTCAGGGTTAGTTAATAATACTCCAGCAGCATCGCCACCTTTGTCCCATACACCTTTAGAACCACGCGCTTTCGTTACGATAGCGATATGGTCTAAAAGGAATGGTACACCTTCTATCAAGAGTGGCTCGCCATTCTCAGTAGTAAGTGTAGTGTTTCCAGCAGTATTGTCAAATACTACTGATGGGGATGTACTAATATCTCCTTCTGCGATTTCAGCCATAGCTTCAGAATCGTAGATTTTAGCAATACCCCAAACTTCGTCACCTTTAATGTAAGGCAACATAACACTTCCGATAGCGCGATCTTTGAATTCTTCAGAAGTCAAAACGGCAGTTTCGGGATGATCCATAATGACTGTTAGGCCATTACAGCGTTGTAAAAATTCTTCGTTCAAGTATAAAGATGGGTCACGCCAAACGTGTTCTCCAATAGATGAACGGTATGCCAAGCCAGTGCCAGTAATACGAATAGCCAACAAGTGCATATTGGCATAAGGCTGGGGACTTGTAAGGATATCTTCACGCATAAGCTGGGCTACATCGAACTCAGTCTTAGCCCCAGCAATTCGGAATGAATACTCTAGGCCGGGGTGAATAGGTCTTGGGGCATCGTCGGGCGCGCACCATACAAAACCAGTTGATTCATCACAAATCTGTACGTCAAATTTAGGTACTTCGCGCGCAATGTAAGTAGCAAACTGGCCGTCATCGTGAAGCAACTCAAGAGCGCCTTCATACTTTAGACCAGTTTCCTCAAGGGCTTCGCGGCGCGCAGCATCTTCTAATGTTTCGCCTTCTTCTTGATGGCCGCCGGGCAAACCAAAAGTGCCGGGATAATCGCCGCCATTGCCGCGGCGCATCAATAAAGTTTCGCCTTCAAGCGTTAGAAACATAATTCCAGCAGCGCGGCCAGCAGCGCCAGCTTGTGGAGCGATTGGGGCTGCGGCATCTAATACGAAATGAGAGCCTTCGCGGTTGCCACCATCATCTTCATCATCTTTACCGGCCACTATTAGTGCGGGGGCGGGCGCGAGGCTAGAATCTTCTTTTAGCTCTAGTTCAGGAGTAGACAATACGGTAGGTTCTTCGGGTATATCTTTTGAATAATCTGGCTTAATCATTTCAGCTAAAGCTACTTTTTCCAGCCATTCACCTTGCGCTTCATCTTCGCCTTTAGTGAATTCTTTACCAACCGATTGAGGAACGCCACCAAAGCCACCCGGAGTATGAGCTGCGGCTTGCATTAAGCGTTCTTGCGCGGGGCTGGTTGCTGGCATGGGTTAACCCTATGTAATTTTCTTGGATTGTAACGCTTCTTTACCCTTAGCTGTCAACATTTCTTCTGGCAGCTTTCCGACATGATAGATGTACTGATATCTACACCGGCAATAAACCTCCTCGCCCGGAGTCGTAATATCGTCAGTATATCCACTTATCGGCTTGATGTATCCTTTTTCCGATGCCCAGTTACCTTTAATGAGATAAATATTCTGGTCACGTTCCTTGTGATCTTCGCGATAGTCATAGCCTGATTGCTTCCAGTTGCTATGCCATTTACCCGCGATTGCTCCGCCATCAACTGCCACAATGTCACGAATATTAGCAATCAATTTGTGAGTCTGGTCAATTACAACGCGGCGTTCTTTGAACGGCATCATAGCCAAATCTTTACGAATAACTTTTTTCTCTGCGACTTTATCTACGGCTTCTGTTCCGCCAATCGGAATTGAGGTAGCCCATCCCGCGAAGCGGCGCAGTGTATTGCTAATCGTTTCTTCGCGATTAAATTGGATCAATTTGGCGCTTGCCATGATGCGACGGTCTAATTCTGCCCGCATTTTAGGCGATAGCTTCTCAACAGTGAACTTATCCACGCCTTCTTTGACAAGGCCGCCTTTGGTCACTAAACGGTTAAAAGCAGTGTGCAAAGAGCGTTCAATATCTTTTTGCATCTGTTTTTCTGTAATTAATGATTTTACAGCCGATTCTCGGAGCTTTTTTATCCAAGAATCTATGCGTTTTTGGCTATCAAAGCCATAACGCATGAAATCATTGATTGCCGCAGTGAGGCATTCGTAGAATGTCACGCTTATTCCTTACTTGGTGGCTCAGTCGGTGCGGAGAGGGGTACAGGTGGTTCGTACTCAGCAATTTCATCAATATCGAGCTGCATGGTGGATTTGAACATCTCAGGCATCTCAGCCAAGTTGTCTTGCGCCCACTGGATCGCCAATGCTCGGTTTTCTGGATTAATGACTGGCAATAGGGTACGCAACATCTCAGTCATGCCCTCTAATTTGACTTTTTCGATCTTGACCTTCTCGCTTGGGGTTTCCTCAATGAGATTTTCCCAAGATGGCTTGAAGGCGTCTTTCCACAAGTAGAAAGTTTCCTCGTAGGTCTTATTGGCATAAATGTCAGGGTATTTATTTTGAACGGCCTCAAAGAACTGTTTATTCCATGCTCTGTGCATTACGATCTTGTCAAAGAAGTCAAACAGGCTTCTCATGTCATTACGAATACCAGTGACATACTGGGCAATGGCTTTAGAGTCCTCAGTACCTTCAGCGAAGGCATTAGTAAAGGCTTCGTCCTTGAGTAGTAGGGCAGGAGTGTCTGTAGCAGCCGCAATATTGGCGATGATGTTATCGCGCGCGGTAGTCATTGCTGTATCTGTGTTATTGAGGTCAATAGACTCAATATCTTCATCTACATCAATAGACAATACGTTACCAGTTGTACCTTGTTGAAGGTAGCCGCGTTTAATACCTGATGCTTGTTGCATCAGCCGATTGACAATTGACCCAGCGGCTTTTTGTTTAATAATCAAAAGACCAGCCTTGGTTGTCACCATATCATCGGTAATCATCGACTGAACAAAGGATTTGAGTGGGTACAGGGCGCGCTGGAATACAGAACGGCCAGTAAAGCCAAAGCCTGAAGATTGGAATGCCAAATAGATCGGCGTGTTGTTAAACACAATGCAACTGCGACTTGGGTGATACGGTTGACCGGCAGCAGTAATAAAGGCTTTAGGCTGTTGGAAGTCAGGCGCGTTCGGGTTTTGGTTGGTGACTGTTGAGCCAGCCAAGTTCAATGGATCGAGCTTATTAATGTAGATATTTAAGTCAGGCAACAACCAAGGATCAATTGGCTGGTCAGTCGGTATGCCTTCAGCGCCAAAGACTACAGCGGCCACGCCGTAGGTGCGTTTCAAAAAGGTTACGTCACGAATGATATTGGTTACATCTAGGTTATGCCATTCATCCATAAAGGCTTTGATGAGCATCTCTTTTGGCTGCATATCCACCGTAATGATGCGGGGTTTGGATAGCGCCAATACGATTGGCTTTTCAATGATTTTGGCTGACA